ACGATGTAGGCGGCCAACTCAGCCAGCAGGATATCCACGTTGACCTTTTCCCGGGGTTGGCCGGAGCGGTCCCACTTGGTTTCCGTGGCCTTTTCCAGCATCTGGCGCATTTCGGACCGGGGCAGATAGCGGAGCTGGAGCTCGAAGCCCAGCTCATCAATCTTCACCCAGGTAGTCTTCGTCAGGCGTTTGCGCTCAAACATCAACTATGCCTCGTGATCGGCCCGGAGCCCGCCAGGTTGATGTCCAGGGTGGCAATGCCGTCCTTGGACTGGGACACCTTGTAACTGGTGACCCGGCCGCCGGCGTCGGCGTCCGTGGCCAGATCCGGGGCGTAGTAGATGGTGTCGTTGACGTAGAGCCGGATATTCTGGATCAGCGCCCCGGATTCCAAATAATCCACCAGCAGGGCCTGCTGCGCGTCGGTGGCGTTGACGTGGCCGGAAAAACTGCATTTCCAGCCCAGCATGCCGACGTTGGTGGATTCCCAGCCGGAGCCGAATTCCGTATCGTCATTCTCTTTAGTGGTGATGTCCAGGTCCCACTTCCCCAGGCCCCGGATGATATCGGTGCCGAGCTTGACCGCGGCCAGCCGTCCTGAAATAGAATTTGCCATGAGTTAGTCCCCCTTTAGGTCGAGCTGCCCAGCAGCACGATGTCATAGGTGGCCACATCCCCGGCCGCGCCATTGGCGATCTTTAGCAGGTCGCCGGTGCCGGCGGTAACGGCAAAGCCGGCCAGCGGGGCCACCAGGCAGAAGAAGCCGGACGGCGGAATGTTGATTTTATCGGTCGGATCAGCCACCCAGTTGATAAACTGGTTGGCAGCCGCGCCGCCGACGGTGAGCGTCTGGGTAGTGGAATTATTCTTAATGATGATTGCCTTTATTTTGGCGTAGGTCAGGGTGGCCCCGAAGGCGCTGGACAGGGAACCGGCCAGGTCTAAATCTTCGGAGGCGCTGTTGGCCAACGACCGCGTGTCGTGAAAGACCAGGTTGCATTGCTCGCTGGCAGTGCCGGATTCAAAAGCCTGCTCGTAGGTTTTGTTGAGCCGGTCAGTGGGATCCGCCAGATCCAAATCTTTCGTGTAGGTGCCGGATACCAGGAGCCGGACCAGACTGGTTAAGGTATCAGCCATAACTTTCCTCCATGACCACGCTGTAGGTGGCCGTATAAAGTACTAATTCCTGAGAAATGATCTGGGCCTCTTCCTGGAGCAGGGCGAGAGGCTGCAGGTCATCCCGCAACGTATAATCGATCAGAGCCAGGCGGACATCCGCCAGGATCTCATAAGCGCCGTCGTTGGCCCGCCGGGCGTCGTCTTCGCCCCGGAGGTTCCGGGAGACGACCAGCAGGTCAAAAATATATTCATGCTGGTATGCCTGAAATTCCAGGGGCTCGGACACGACTTTGGTCAGGGCCAGGAGCACCGCGGGGGTGCGCATGGCTAATTGCTGTGGGTCCTTTTCCAGCTCGCCGGCGTAGGTCTTGCAGGTCCTGAGATAGTCAAGCTCAGCCTGCAGGCGGGCGATGATCAGGTCTTCGATCTCAACGATGACCGACACTAGACCAGCCTCCCGGCCAGCAGATAATTGACCAGCATTTTATGAAACCGCTCCAAATCCTCCGGCTGGAAAAGCAAATACGGCCTGGCCGGGATAAAGATCTTTTTCCCCCGCCCGGCCTGGCCGCCGAACTGGTGGAGGGCGGCATAAATGACGTTGGTGCCGAGGGTCAGGGAGTCGCCGCCGGCGGTGGCGTAAATGCTGCGGCGCAGGCGGCCGGTGTCGGTGAGGACCAGGCGGCCGGACCAGGCGGCTTTGCCTTTCTTGCTCATCTTGTCCTTCTTGGTCCAGTAAGATCTCCGTTTGGTATGCCAGGCAACCTTTGTGCCGAAGGATATCGGCGCCCACTTCACCGGGCGGCCCTGGGCGTCAAAGTTTTTCTGGATGGAGCCCTTCATATACTCGCCGAAGGAGCGCATCAGGCCGGAGAGGTTCTCGCCCCGCTCCTCCAACCCCTGGAGGCGGGCCAGCACCTGGCCGGTCAGGACTTTGACGGCCACGCCGGCCATTAGAAATCACCCAGGAGCGTGCGGCTGAAAATCCTGGTGCCGCTCTCGATGTCCGCGGCGCCGGATCCGGCCGCGCCGGTGGGCGGCGAGCTTGACTCACCCAATACGGCCAGGCCTTTGGCCAAGTCTTTCAAAAATTTGATGGCGTCCTCATACTTTATGCGGCGGATTTCCGGGGCCACACTGCGCCTGGAATACAGGTGATAGATGGCCATATCCACGGACAGCGATTTCACCCGGTCCGGCACCGGCGAGAAGGGCACGGCATATTGCTTACCGCAGTAGGCGTCGATTTCGGCGTCAGCCATAGCAATGGCCTCCGTCACCACGTTGGCGTCCGGAGAGCTCCCTGACTCGGTGGTGAGTTGAGCCAGCTCTTCGGTCGGGATCAGCTTTTCAAGGTCAGATTGGGTGCAGTATGGCATTTATTTTCCCTTCCTTACGGTGCCAGCACTCCGGAGCCGTTATCGCTGTAAGCCGTGCCTGACAGTGTAAACGCATGACTTGCCTGATTACCAAACACCCAATATGTCGGCCAGGTAATCGTTCCAGAAGCGCCAGAGCCTATAACCGTGTTGCCGTGAAACCGCAACAATCCGCTGGTGTTCTTCGGCACTAGAGAGATTGCCCCGGCGGCAGAGTTAATAAAAGTATTATTGCTGATGTTGGCCCTGGTTATAGTTGTGTTTGCGGTATGCGCTCCAAAGAGATCTGTAGTAAAGGCCAATGCCGCAGTCCCAGCATTGAGAATAGTATTCCCTGTGACTACTAAATCTGTGACAATATGATTTGTATGATTTTCTGAATACGGAGCAAAAACGATCCCATAGCCTGTAGTGCTAGTTATAAAGTTGTTGCTTATATTGACTGATTTTTGCGTATATGCTGTGCTGGTAGACGGATTGTAAAAAATGCCATATTGTGCCAAAGCATCAATCGAATTATTTGTAAATACTAAATAGTCACTATTTGTTTCTGGATAATATCTCAAGCCTGGCCAAGAAAATGCACTTATCGTATTGCCAGTAATTATTAAGTTGGGACAGTTTGCACTGATACCGCCCATGATTGTATTACTACTAATTACTATATGCTCGCTGTTTGCGTGAACATTACAACCACCACTGACTGACGTAGAGACATTCGTGGAGTCGATAAAGTTTCCAACAATCGAGATATACCTATTTGGGAGTAGATTGCCGCTGAGCGATATTCCACAAAAGCCACCAACAACCTTGTTCGCCGTGACGGTCCCCCTTTGGCCTCCGGGAATATTAATGCCATATCTGTCTGTCAAAGCAGATGAGTTCCAAATATCTACAACATTATTGTTGTGGATGAGAAAATCACTGCAATATTGTAAAACAATCCCTTTTTCCTTAATGTCGCTGATTCTACAGTTTTTTACTACTGCTCCTCTTGAGTAGGCTAACCAGATAGCATCTGTTGTTAGGTTAGCATTGCCTTGAAGTTCTAAATTATCAATCTCAAATTTTGGCATCGCTACCTTATACAAGGTAGTAGTGCTATTTGTATAGGAAGAACTTAACCGTGTTTTTGTATATATAGTAGTATCGCTGACACTCTCAACTTCTAATAATTCACCATTAGTTCTGGCAGCATGACTATAAAATTTTGCTGTATCATATACCCGAATCATGTTGCCAGCAGACAGGCTACTGGCGAGATTAGATACTAAATAGTTACTTCCTTTACTCGCTGAAGTTGTAAGAGCTGATGAGGCTAATTCGTAGCCCTCAAAATTTATCATTTTAAATTCACTGGCAGACGTTGTGAAAATCCTGGCTCCAGGCGCACCAACCAAGCTGATCGGATTTGCTGTAGTGAGTGTCAAGCCTGAAGTAATTTTATAGTTCCCCTTCGCAAACCAGACCACGCCACCACCCGCACTGGCAACTGCATCAATACAAGCCTGGATAGCTGCGGTGTCATCAGTAGAACCATTCCCCACAGCACCAAAACTTTTGACGTTATACACAGATAACGTCGTCATATCCGGAGTTCCTGCAGCTGGAGTCCCCCAGTTACCGTCAGAGCGCAAAAACTGTGTGGTGCCCCCAGGTGCTTTAGGAGCCAAACCGGGATAAGTCGTTGATACACTTTCCAGCCTGGAACCTACTGTCGGCAGGATATCAAGCATGGTTGCGGACAGAACGCTGGCGATACGCTGGAGTTGAAAACCGCTGGTAGTCGGAGCACCCTGCACTAAAGTCCCGCCAGCGCCAACATAGATATCAGATACCTGATCACTGGCTATTGACCAGGTCCAGCCACCGTTCGTGTTTGGGCCACGAGGATAGATGCTTACCTCCGCCCCAAGCAAAGCAGCGGCGGATGAGACAGCAACTGCGGGCATTTTTGCTGAGTTGCTCGGATCGCAGATGTAGAACTTGCCCTCTTTCAGATAGAGGGCTAAATCAGCCGAACCGATAGCTTCTCCAGCGTTGATTCCTGATGCCACTGCAAAAGCATTGGTGACTGACAAAAGAACAAAAAGAACAATCAGAAGTAATTTCTTCATTTCGACCTCTTAGTGATACCATCCTGAATCATACCATACATCGTCAAAATACCCTGTTACCTGCGGCGGATACTCCTCTTCCAACGACCAGGTCGCTACTCCTGCAATTCCGGCTGCGGTGCATTTATAAGCGATACCGTCGAAGTAGGCAACGTCTCTAGCTGCTGTCCCAGTTCCATAGACAGCTATAAGATCATGAGTCGTCGGATCTTCTCCAACATTGACCCACAACGTTCCGCCATCGGCAGACGACCAATCCCACTTATTTAATGCCACGTCCAGGGTCACTCCAGGTTCTTTCGTCAGCGTAACGCCGTTATACGTGACTGAATCCGGCTCATCGGCAAGACTTACTTTATAACTATTGATGGAGGTTCTAACTTCCAGCTTGCTAAAATCGCCAATTTCATTTGACCCCGCATTATAACCGGTAACATCTGCGGTAAGAACCTCGTCATTATCGGCATTGTTTAAATAATACAGATCGTTTCCACTAAGTGTGGCATATTTCTGCGCATAATACCCACCAGTACCATGCGTCAGGTGATGCAAATACGCAGTGGCACCATTATATGCAAACGTAATGGCATCGGATACTTTATCTGCACTTCCTGCCGTCTTGGTGTATCCGTTGTTTCCACCATCGAAAGTAATCCTGGTCGGAGTGGTGGAGAAATCCATTGTAGAACCAGACCTTGCCCCGAAACTACAACCAGCTACCGTTGCTGTTCTGGTTGAATGTGCTGGGTAAGTTAATCTAATCTTGTCGCCAGTTAGTGCCGACGTTGGCACTTCATATCTACCGTTGAAATACTTCCCTGCTGTTATAGCGACATCAAACTCGCTGCTCAGGGTTAGGCTAACCGCAGTTTCCCACGTTTCCTTTGCCACAGTCCAGCCGGAAGATAAGGTATCATAAGTCGCTCCCGCCCACACATATCCGGCAATCCGACTGGTTATAGGAGATTCCGTGCAACCATAAATCTCTCGCATAATTCCGGCAGCAGCATCAGGTCGAGAGAATTGCGTGGCCCCTATTCCAGTAAAGTTGCCGATGACATTTTGGGCCTCGCTAATAACCACGCCCGAGACTTTCAAAATATTGTCACTGCCATTGGCTGCTGCTGTATAGCCATACTGGTAGCCCCATTCACCCATGTTAGTGTAGGTGCCGCCAGTGATTTCGATATTGAAATTGCTATAGGTCGGACCGCCATTGTGACCGTTCAACCACAGGAATTTAGCAGCATTGACCGTGGGATTGGTAAACACATACATGCCGCCTGTGCCGCTTGTGCCAGTATAAGTTCCGGCGTGGCCGGTCATGAACGCATAATCCAGTCCGGAACCAAAGGTGCAATTGGTAAACACTAATTTGTTGTTATTCTCGTTCTGTGCCGTGCTGTTGATTCTATTCACATAAGCTGTTAGAAGTCCGTCGCTGCCGGTTCTGGTGCCGTTAAAGGTGCAGGTATCAAAAACGATCCTACCGCCTCCGGCCACAGGCCAAGTGTAGTCAGCCGTCCCAGAGACTGTTGGCACGGCTCCTCTGACGTAAGTGCCGATAGAAGCATCAGTCACAGTCAGAGTGCAGTTATGAAAATCAATTCGCCCCGGCCTGGTGATCCGCAGGCCAGTGCCGTCAGCATTAGACGTCCAGCCGGAATAACCTGGAGAAGCCCCTTGCGTCATCGTGCAGGAGTTAAAAGCGATCCCATCCTCTGAGGTCGCCAGACGATTGCCGGTAATTCCCCAGGCCCTGGTAATGTTGGCTCGG